AAATTTATTTAACCTAATTGTTCTATATATATAGAGTTTAACGATTTAAATTAATCGTTGACGAAGTTCATGAAATTTATTTAACATAATTGTTCTATATAGAGATTAACGATTTAAATTATTTTGAATTAATCGTTAACGCGATTAATGCGATTACAGAACTTCATGAAATTTATTTAACCCGAATGATTTTTAATCAGTTGAAATTTGTTGTACAATGCCATTAGGCATAAAACCACAGGTATAAATCACATTTATACTCGACCGGTGGTGTTCATTGTTTTCAATCAATTTAATCATATTATTTCAATTATTATTTAATCATATTATTTCAATTATTATTTCAATCAATTTAATCATAATATTTCAATTTTTCCCTAAATGGTAACAATTTAAAATTTAATCGGAAAAACATAATGATAATGATTCAATAATATGCGTTTTTGTGTAATTAGCTGTTTAATTAGCTGATTTAATACTGCAGTTTGATCGTATTTTTTGTATTTAATTTTTGTATTCGATGAAATGTTCTTAACCGGGTACTACAAAACATCCGTCGTTCAATTGAATGACAGATTAAAAAGTTTAAACGTTTAAATGTTTTTAAAAATTATATAATTGGTATTTTAATTGGTATTATTTTTTCGAAAGTAAAAGGTACAAGCAAGCCACATAAAGATTGAACGATTGCTGAGACATTTTGAATTACGCTTCTAGTTTTTTCAGTTAATTCAAAAATAACGCAGTCATGAATTTGCACGGTTGTATCAAATATATTCATCATTTGATTTCTAACAGCACTTTCGAATATTGAATAACGGATATAGTTTCGTTTAGCTTTATGACGTTTCCCACGGCCGAAATTCTGAGGTTTTCTAGTTTTCATATTTTCAAATTCTTCTTCAGTATCGCGTTGAACGTCACCAATACGCAAATCGGCGATTCTAACATTTTTATTGCCTTCGTCAGACAAATATTCATTAAAATAATTGCTTAATTCTTTAATTTCATTGGCCATTTCATCAATAACCGGTTTATTATATGTTTGTGAACTTTTCTTGTTGTAATTATGTGAAATAAAGTAAGCGTAATCGAATTGGACATCATATGATAGCGCGATTAACATTTTTTTGAAGTTGGTTACCGTTAAATTGCATTCTTTAGCGTATTTGCCTCTGAAATGGTCCTTATCAACAATCATTTCATGCAATCTGGGCGAATCAACCTTTAACAAATCCATATAGTTCGATTTAATTGTATTCGTACGATAATCATGATACCGAATGTTAAGCATCATTGAAAATACTGATGTATCAATATCGCATTCATAATAATCTTTGAACAAAATTTTACGTAATCTTTTTGGCATATTAGTAATCGCATTATATGAACGCGAACAAAAATAAGTTCCCTGATTACAATAGCGCATATCGTCTTCAACGCGGATTTCATCTAATTGAACATGATAATTTTTTCCATCAAAGTATTTAACGCTCGTTAATAATGTTGACAACTTTGAATAATCAATGATATTAAATGATTTAACCGCAGCATTTTTTGAATTTACAATATTTTTCATTGTTGCTTCTGTTTTTTGTTTACCGGAAACTAGCCGTTCCCGACGTTCAATAAAACGACGGTTTTTATGCACATTTAAGTTATATGAAGTATTATTAGCAGCATCAATGAACGTTTTCATTCGTTTTAATGTAATAGTCATAAAAGTATATGATTTGCTGCGTTTAATGAATTCGTTGGTCGTTAATAAATCGAACGCAATGTTAATACGGTTATCATTTTTTTGTTTATGAAATACCCGTGTACTACATAACCTTTGATTATACATGTCCAAAATGTCTGAACCAGCATCGGTTAGTTCGTAGGAACAAGGATGAGATGGGTTCGCGTTTGAACTGTAATTAAATGCAAGAAACTTTCCGGTTTTTTTGAACGCGCGAAACCCGAAAATACTGTTTGTTAGTGTACAATTATTCGAAGTCCGCATCTGGTCAGAATAACAATATACACCTGATTCTGGACCATGCGATGTGGTAAAAACATTATTTAATGTATGTGCAAAACCAGAAGCAAATGAACGTATAGAACGCTCAGTATATTCATCACGTGAATATTTACGAGAAATATATGCCCGAACGCTGTCGGTTAATAGTTCTAAATGAAAACCAACTGTATTACGCTTCCGTCTTACTGGTGATTGTAGTTCTTTAATAGAATTGTTTGAGAAATCTGTTGAACTGTAAATGTTTGTCATATTATACGTATTCCTTGCCTTTTTAACATGTGTGCGCATGATTATATTTTTCAAAACACCATATATAGTTTAACAGCGAAGAAGTCGCACAACCCATAATAACAAACTTATCGAAAGATAAGCGGCAAGCCAGTATGACAACTGATTCACTATTATGTTTTTAATCGCTGTTAAACTATATATGGTGTTTTGAAAAATATATTTGTTACTTAGTAACTCGAATTCGATGTAGTTGTTTAACAATATAATTCTATTTATATTTTAAAAATTATTTATTTTGTTTAACAATATAATTCTATTTATATTTTAAAAATTATTTATTTTGTTTAACAATATAATTCTATTTATATTTTAAAAATTATTTATTTTTTTTCTTTCATGCTGGTTGCATCAAGCTCACAATGTTGAAATGTTGAAATGTTGAAAATAACATTCCAGCGTATTTAGTACTGATTGAACATGTAACCCTATATTTTAAAATTATAACATGCGTTCATTTAATTATATGTACAATTCTGGATATTTCATTTTGAATTTGTCATTTCTCAATGTTCGATAATCGCATAGCGGAAAATTATGTGGGTCTACATCAAACAATTCATCGCACCCAGAAAACATGCATTTATAATTTTCATTATTTTCAAAATCGAAATTCGGTACTGCTGTTAATGAAGTGCATCCAGCAAACATCATATACGAAATAGCTACGTTGTATGTACAAAATAATGGTACTGTTTCTAATGACATGCAATTTTGAAACATGAAACTCGCGTTAGTGCATTGTGATAAATCGAATAATGGCACAGATTCCAACGAGATACAATCTGAAAACATGTGTTGCGTATATATTACATTGGATGTACAGAATAATGGTACAGTTTTTAATGATGAACAACCAGCAAACATGAGTTGCATGTCAGTCACATTGGATGTATCAAACAACGGCACAGTTTTTAATGATGAACACGTGTTAAACATATAAGACATATCGGTTATAGCTGAGTAATCGTATTTTGAGTTGAGTTCTTTTGAAGAAATACCATCGAGAATCAAATCGCGCAGTTCTGCTTTGTTAATTTTAATCATTCGTTTATGTGTTCATTAGACATCAATTATGTCTGTTCGTTGTGTATACATTTTTCTTGGTTGCGTTATAACAGTTTTAATCCGAATGGTATTGTTAATTCGATGAATTGCTAAAAAATTATAATCTTCACCATCAAATGAACGAATTTGCAAGTGCTGGTCGTGCGCAATCGGGTGCATTTTAATGGTTCTTGAAATTAAAGTCAACGCATTGTCACTTATACGAACAGAACTTCCGACTGCTCTGCCCCAAGACCGTTCTAGTAGAGATTTTACAAAACTTATAAACATTGTTTTAAATTCGTTAATTCTAATATAACAGACTCACGGTATTCTCTGTTAATTCCTTCGTCGTTACGGATTTCGTCGATGCTTTCTGTGATGACTCGGTTCATATCGACATTAACGCCAGCGTTGTTTAAACGAGCAAACACGCTTTCTCCAGAATCGGTACACGGATAATAGCCACAAGCATCCTCTATTTCCTCATATACCATCATTAATTTGTGCATATTGTGCATATTGTTTGTTTTCAAAATTTACTCCAGTTAATCCGAAAAATACATTCCCACGTTAATACCATGATTATTAAGCTCAACTTTGATTCTTTGTCTTATTTCAGGACTAACCTTAAACGCGAATTGGCATTTGTCAGTTTCACATACAGGTTCAACGTCATCGAAATAATTTTTAAATATTTCAGTTGATTCGTTTTTCTGCGCTATTAACACAACAAACACGGTTTTATCAGTTTCATCATTAAAAATATCGGTTAGTACAGCACTGATTTTTTTTGAATCACGAATTCGTTTATTGAGCTTATGCATTTCTTTAATATACAAAATATAAGAGTTTGAATTAACGCCAATGAACGTACCGATAATCAAACCAATTACTACATAAACAAAACATGCCAAATCCATTATAACTCCTTAATTAAGCACCGTTAGTGAAGAAACCCGGTTACAGTCCGTTAAAATTGTCCCCGCTAACGCGTTTGCGGTCATTTCAATCGTTTTAGATTCAGTCATATCAATCTCCAATGTTTTAATACGATAATTATATACTAATAGTACTGAGCTGTCAACTTTTAATTAAATGGTGAAATATTAAATTTTGTGAATAATAATTTGAGTTCTTTCGTTAATTTCTTTGATTTCGGGTACTCTGGAAATTTCTTTTTCTTTTGGTTTTTTCGTTTTGGCACGAACTCTTCAGCATTTGACATTCTTTTTAATTTATTATAGTTTCTTTTTGATACCGGTTTAGGTTTTGGTACTTCGTTCGGGTGCACATGATAGTTGCCATTTTCATCAACATAAGCGCCAACATCCAAATAATCCGCGAGGTTCCTTAAAAAATCGCTTAATTTTATTGGATGAGTACTTTCGTCTGAACCGAAATACCGTTTATAAGAATTCGTTATTTTACCTTCGATCGCATTCGCTCTGAAATCGATCGCATTTCTAATGGTTCCTTTTTGTTCGGAGCAATCATCGTTAATTAGTTTATGAATGTGGTCAAGCACTGTTTTATCTTGGGGTACATAAATGTTCAATAATGGACAAATCCCATTATTGAATTTCCATAATTTATCCCGTAACAATTTAATATCAGATTGTTTCATCAATATCAGATTGTCCGGGATGTTTTTCGGTTCAGACTTATCAGACGATTCAGACATAAAATTACCAGTCAACTAGATGAACTGCTTTATTTGATCGTGTTTCAACTGTCGAATTAATATTATGAAATGCACAATCGCTTTCTATTAAAGATTTAAAATAAAAATCTTCTGAAATTGCATCTCCAACAAGCACTAACGGATAATCGAATTTCAAACAAAAATCAGAAATCAGCTCCAAGATTGGTGCTTGACGATTTTTTTCTTTTCTTTCAATCACATACGTCATTACTTCGTTTACTAAAATGGGATAATCGTTCGAATCAAATGTTTTATTCGTCATTTTGTACCTCGAATTCAATATTATCAAACTTCGATTTAATAATATCTACGTTTTTGTTATCTAAATCAGTCGAACACACAAAAACATAATTGTCTGCTTCGTTTTTATTCATGATTGATTTTACTTCATTTTGAATTGTATCAACATCATAATCAGGCAGTTCACTTAAATAAAAATATTTGGTAATCACACACGCTGATGCTGGATGAATACCGTTTGATTCTTTGTACAGTTCGGTAAATCCAGGTATCTCATATACTCCTTTCGTTTCTGCATAAGAACGGACTTTCTGGTTTTCTTTCTTTTGTTTTTTGATAATATAAACGATACTATTATGAATAATCTGAGAGATATATGCAAATGAATTGACTTGTACGCCAGTTCGCTCGGATATTAATGTATGATTGAAATTATGTAAGTACTTTAATATTTTATACGATGCGTCAGAATAAAAATCGTCTTTATATGTGTACCCTGAAAATTTCGGTTTAGTAAGAATGTGTTTAGTCATGAGAATGATGATATTGCCTAATCGTTCTTCTTCAGCTTGAGTCGCTGCTGTTTGTACCGAATCTTCAATTGCTCGTTCTTTAATAATCGATTTAATATGAGCTCGACGTTTCGGGTCTAAAGATTGTTTAACATACGCTTTTTCATTTAAAGCAGCGAACGTATTAACTAATTCATCAATTCTTTTGTTTTTGTCAGGTACGCCAATATCTTTTTTTGCATTGTTAATCCGAATAATCAAAGTTTTTAACTCTAACTCATTCGTATAGTTATGCTTAATACTTTTTTGTTTATTTGTGTATTTCATATAATCCTTTATTTATAAATATAAACAAGAAAAATTTACCGGGGTTGATATGAACCAAAATAATTTAGCGCAAAAGTCGAACTATACTGCTGGTTCGCACGCCCTTCAAATAGGTATGTTATATCTTACATCGGTGAATATTCCTGGTATTTCTTTCAATCATCCTGAACTTTCAACACGTTCAGGGTCAAAACTCAACCTTGGTGGTGACACTTTATCGTATAATTCATTAGCTCTAGAGGTTTTACTGGATGAACAGTTTTTAGTGTATGAAGAACTGACTAAAAAAATATTTGATTCAGTGAATCCGGTGTCCGGTGCATTTGCAATGCCAGATTTCGACTTTTGGGTTCAAATTAATAACTCAAAAGGTAATTACACTATGAAAATCGATTTTACAAACTGTAGAATAGAATCAATCGGCGATATTACGTTTGAACCAAGTTCAGATGAAACAGAATTCACATTGTCAATCGAATTAAAATACGATTACTATAAAGTAACCAGAACTCAAATCGTGCCAACTCTTCAAGTTAAGTAATCAGGTTACAGAATGTAATGTTTTAAACTTATTTAAAATATCGTGTGCAACGTTAACAACATCGTTGTGTAAATTTGGTTTACCTGTATTATCAACATAATAATCAAACTTATAGCTGTTTAATTCATTTTCAGACGCGTGTGAATCGGTATTATTAATATCATCGTTAACGATATTAATCGTATATGAATCGCTGATATGCTCACATTTAAAACGAAAATCTGGAACAATAACAATATCACCGGTTTCTTTGGTGTACTCCTTGTATTTGCTAATAAGCAACTTTACCCAAACGTCACCGCCAAAAACAGCTTTCATCGATTCGGTACCGAAATTCTGAAGAATTTCACGAAATGTAATCTCTTGAAAATCGTTGAACTGATTGTACATAAATGAGTAATCTGAATTCTTTAACGCGTCTAATTCGTCTATGCTAATCTTAAATGCACCGGCTATAATTTCTTTCAACGGCGTTGCAAACGACATGGTCGTGCAAGTTACATTCTTATTTAATTCATTTAATAATAACGAGCTGAAATAATCTTTACCCGCCCGTTTCTTCCCATTTACTAAAATCAACATCTGATATTTCCTTTTTTTCTAAATCTATTATTTTATATTTTACACCACAATCAGTTAACATTTTCGCTGATATTGTTGCCGATTTTGTCCAATTTGGTTTTGGCAATGTGTCTATAATAACTTCAGCAATACCGCATTGTATTATAATTTTCGCACATTCATGACACACCGGCAAACCTGTTACGTATATCGTGCAATCACGAACTGTCGTATTATTATGAATTGCGTTATAAATGCAATTCGCTTCTGCATGAACAACATGGTTGTACTTGAACTCTCGGTCGGCGTATGATTTAACATCATCGTCAACACCCCGTGGGAACCCATTGTAGCCTTGTGAAACAATTTGTCCTTTGTTTCCAATTATGACTGCACCAACTTTTGTTGAGTCATCCTTGCTCCATGTCGATACTTCTTTCGCGATTCTCAAATAACGGTCAGCCCATTTAAATGTCATTATTTAATACCATGTAAAATACCTGTTATTCGTCATTTTAATATAATCAATGATTTGATTATTTTCTTTGCAACTCATAGTTTCATCGTGTGTTAAAATGTATGGTACGTGAGCGCCGATTCTTTCAACTACTTCATCGTTGAACACATAAAATCGTTTACCTGCAACCAGAACTTCATCTTCAATCATTCCACATTTTGTTAATTGTCTTTTTGTTGCTTGTATGTGAGTATTAACATACGTAGCTGGCAATTTGTTGTACATCGGCGTGAACTCGTGTTCTTTAACAGCATCTTTGATATTACGAGGTAATTTGTTCGCGTGTGTATTAATAAATGTACAATCGTTCATCTTAATAATAGTGTATTTGTCATCGCCATGAACGTATTTGCTTCGTAACATTGAAATGTTAGCAATGTGAATGCCAATCTGTTGAACTAACTCATTTCCTAAAATGAACTTCTCGTTTAAAAACATGTTTCTTCCTTTTCTTGCATTAAAACTGTTACCGGATATACCCTGGATTGTTCATTTTTGTTATTAATCATCTTCATCCGCGATTTCACATCCGAATTCCACCGAATTGGTTTCTTCACAAAACTGATGCGTTACTATATTGTGAATATTGAAATTCGCAAACGTCGTTACTACGGTGTCTTTTGGGTAATTACTCAAGATGTTAATCATTTCTTCAACTGTATATGGTTTCATTGCTGCTCCTGTGTTAATATGTTTATATGATAATTATATACTAAAAGAACCAGGTTGTCAACATTTATTTCACATTAAAAAGGCCGACTATAAATAGCCGACCTTGGTTAATCAGATTTAACGCTCTTCAGCGACTGTTGATTTATTAATTCCCGCTTCCAATGATTCAAGAATAAAAGACGTGCACAATTCCTTTGCGAGTTCATCATCAAATGTTTTATCATTAAAATCATATGAAAATGACAAAACGCCGTCGTCATTCATATCGATATTAGACAAAACAACCTTGTCATTTATCAGAAACTTACCAGATTCAATCTTCATCACATTAGTGATTTTCGTTTGCTTAGCTTCTTTATTCATACTTTCTCCTTAACTACAACTTTCGCAAATATGCTCGTTGCTTTCTTTTTGTTGTTTTTGATAATACAACGTTTTACCGCCCAATTTGAAATAATAAAAATTTAATTTAATCATTTCTAATAGCGAATCTGGTTTAGCAATATACAAATTGACCGATTGTGCCTGGTCGATCCACTTTTGTCTAACCGCAGCATTTCGAAGTAACGCATATTGGTCACAATCAAACGCTCGTTTATAGTACTGGTTGTTCTTTTTGAAATTCGGCACGACCGTCGGCACAATAATAGTGCCTTCTTCCTTATAAAAGAAATCGTGAATAGGCTCAATACTTTCAATTGCATTTATAGCTTTTCCCGATGTTGCTGTGGGAGCCACAGCCATTAATTGAGCATTCCGGATACCGAACGTTTTGACTCGTTCTGCTAGTGTGTCCCATTTCTCTTTATCATAACAGTACTCGGTCAATCCCTCAGCACGTTTTGATGATTTATGGATAGGTAGGATACCTTTTGCCCACTCTGTTTCATAGAACTTTTCAAACTTGCCTTTTTCAATAGCCAAATCTACACTAGCCGAAATAATACGGTAAGACAAATCATCAAACAATTCATCAGTTTCTTCGGCAGCTTCTTGTGTATCAATAACAATCTTTTTTAGTGCAAGATAATTGGTGTAATTAAGAACACCAATGCCCAAATAACGATACATCATGTTTGAGTTTTTTGCTTCTTTCACTGGATATGTTGCTACGTCAATAGTATTATCCAAACCTCGGACTAATGTATTAACCAACTCGTTCTTTTCAGATTCATTCATATAGAACCAACGTTCTAAATTGATACTCGACAGGTTGCACAAAGAAATTTCGCCCGAATTGTATGTCTTTGTAATGACCTTTTCACCGTTTTCTGTAGTTACTAGGGTTTCGTCGATGATTGTTGATGGTCTGGATGGCAGTACAATTTCCGTGCAATTATGTACTAATACATCGTTAGCAAAAAAATTATGATTATCTTGAACAGTAATATCATAAACCGGGATTTCTTCTTCCAAATATTCAATCTTTATGGTCATTTTCACTTCCTTTTATTTTGTGTCTTCTTCGTATGGAAACCGACAACTTACGCTTGTGTTCTTCTGTTTTTATATATACTGGATATGCTTCGTTGAATTTGTCTTCATAAGCCATTTTAAATCTCCTCATCCCGCTTGTATCATTATAATTTTTAAATCTGAATTTTGAAAATGTTTTAGGGAACTTAGGGAACTCGTCATACATTTTTTTATCTATTCTACCGTTTTTTAGTATATAAGCATGTGCAATATTTAATAACTGTTCATCGGTATATCCAGAATATCTGCCATTCTTTTCTCCATGTCGAGCACATTTAGCTTTTCTTTCTTCTGAAAGTTTTGTTCCTTTCGAATGGTGTACCCACACCCCGGACAACACATTTGGATGATTAACTGAAACGGCGCCTATCATTTTATTTGTGATTGAATCTTTAACTGGCATTGTTCCTTTTCTAGCATCAGATATTCTCCTTGTCCCATCCTTCGTATGCCAGCCGTGCGTATTCCTAACTACTGCAGAGTTATGTTTAATCCACGCATAACCCTGCAGTAATGATTTCGTTAATCTATATTCGTTCTTAACTTCCATGATTTTTCTATTCTTATTATATTGAAACCCATTTAAACAAAACCGTACGGCTAGTATATCGCCTCTTTGTTTAAATGCTTTCCAACGTATCTTATGAGCAAAGACATGTTCTTCCGGCAACAATCTAACAACATCTTCATTTGTATTATCAATATCATGTTTTGGGTTAATATGATGCAACTCAGAATAAATATATTCATCATTCAATCTTGCATCTTTCTTGTTTCTGATAGTTAAACGTTCTCGTAATGTCGTATTTTTACAATATTCAATAAATGTGTTATATAATTTTTTATAATTCATATATTTATAAATTAGTAAAACCATCTCAGCACATGAAAAATTACATTGTTGTCAATTCGTCATCTTCTTTCAAATCTTTGGCCATAACATAACCTCGATTCTTTGTCCAAATTTTGTGTTCTGGTGTACATGTTATTGAAAAACCATCATCATCGGTGATTCTCAAAACTGTTGCTTTTTGATTAGTCATTGCAGAATCTGTTACCAGTTTATAATCAATTTCATTCGTATCGGTGTTCATTGAAAGCACCATATCGCCAATTTCAATATCTTTTAATTCTTTTTGACCATCAGTTGTTCGAACCAAAGTATTTCCAGCTAAACACAAATTGGAACTTCCGATATACCTATTCAATAAGGTTGCATTATTGACGTTTTCATCATGGAACAAATAAATGTTTCCTGATTCGGACCTTTCTTTCATCAGCTTTTCGCACAATTCACGTGCTGGTAAAGTTTTCTTTCGAATGCCAGACTTGTTCTTTAATACCTCATATTCAGTGTTAAATGCTTCGCCAGTTTTGCCTAATAATGATCTTGCGTCTTTAGGGTCAAATAATACAATGTCTTCATCATTAAGTACAGCATCAATAAATAATTGGTTAATTTTCATGCCATATTGTAAGCCGCGTGCACGGTTTTCGTCTGTACCGCCATTCGATTTAAGACTTAATAAATCGTTAACATTTAAATGCCACCAACTGAAGTATACGCAAAGACTACCAGGTCGTAATCCGCCCTGATTGAAAGATTTCATAATTGATTCGTAGAACTTCATGAACGGTACAGGACCAGACGATGTTCCTCTAGTACCTTCAATAAAACCGCCTTGTGCTCGAATTTCAGAAATGTCTAACGCTGTGCCACCCTTAAATTTTGAATATATACCCAAATTTTTGCCAGTATCCAAAATAGAATGTGAATCGTCTGCAACTGTGCTGAGTACACATGAACTCAATTGTTGACCTTGCGTCAATGCGTTCATTACAATGGGCGTAGCGCACGTATAGTTGTGTTTTGATACATTGTCATATAAATCTTTAATCTTAGTCAATCTGTCTGATTCGTTCATCATTAAAGACATAGCAATACGCATGTAAGAATGTTGCGGTAATTCCAATTTCTTTGTTTTTGTGTAATTTAAACAGTACCGAGTTACATATGAAACGATACCTTTATAATTAAACAACAAATCGCGTTCTGGTACAATCATTGTATCGATTTCTTTCAAATCTTCATCAGAATACGTGCTGCAATACTCTTTTGAGTACAACTTATGATCCAAACCACGCTTGATTATTGCACTCATTGCTGGATATTCATTCATATTGCTCATATTATGAATTTCTTTATAATAAGACATTAACTGCAGTTTAGCAGCAATATCTTCCCAATGCGGATACAACATCGAAATCTTATTAACTGCAGTAACAATAAGTTGATTGAACATATCTTTAATATTAATTTCTTTGTGCAATTTGATAGTAGTGTCGCGGATTAATTCGTCTGCTAGCCATTCTTTATTATCGACTGCCCACATGCACACAGCTTTCATTTTTTCTGGTTTGTATTGTTCTTTTCTGCCATCACGTTTAATAATAGTAATGTCTGTTGCGTTCATTTCATCAAAATTTGAAATTTCAATATTACTATCTTGTTGTACCGCGTTTGATAAATTATCCAATGATACAGTGTTGTACCGTTTCGCTTTTGTCATATTGTTTCCTTTAAAATGTAATAACCCATGTATTAGCCGTCAATTCGTCTGATATGCCAAATTCGGGTCTTGTGTTAATTCTGTTTAATAATTCTCAATATCGTGCTTTGTGATGAGTGATTCTTGACCAATCCCATGATACAAGTAATCGCAATTTCCGAAGAATACACCATGCGAAAACCCTTGCTCATCAAAGTAATCTCGTGCACGTTCTAAGAATTCTGTATTTTGTTGTTTTGATTCGTTTATGTTTAATACTGTACCGTTGTTGTCATAAACTACTAGTTTGAAGTTGTAACCTAAATGCTTAACACTATTGAACTTTTTGTGATTTACTTCTACGTTAGAAAATAATGTATATTCGCTTTTAACTTCATATATCGTATTAGTTGATTTGATGTACACGTCTGGAAAATATCTGTGTTCTTTCCATTCAAATTCATAAACAAAAATAGGAAGATGTTTCCATTCAGTGACTATATCAGATTCGTCGTATATTTGAACCAATACATCAAGTAAGAAATGTTCATATCCTTGCACCAATATTATATTTCCCGATGGCAATGCGTATTCTTTTTTCTTATATGCACAGCATTTTCCCAAATACGTATAGTTGTCTACACCATAACGTTCGTTACAAGTGACTCTTCTTTTTTCCGGGTTATTATAATTTTCATCGCCGTAACGCTCTAATTTCGTGCGTTTTGCGTTATCCGAAGAACAGCTAGGACAACCCGCGCCATTCGCATGAGATTGAACTAATTGCTCGAATTTCAAACCGCAAGTACGGCACGTAATACTCATTTTCGATTTTGTATTACTGTAAGTTGATACATCATAACTAAAAGAATCAGCATGGGTTTCTTTAAATCTGTTAAGTACTTCATTAATCGGTAAAGCGTTAGAATTCCCCATTTTTTCGTATCTGCATTTCTTACAGCCAGTACCTCGATTTAAACTATTTATGGTTGTTTTGTATGAGCCATGAAGTCTGCATATCGCTGAATTTGGTTCTAAATAATTTTTAGTGAAGTCTGTTATGCTTATATCGACATTCGTGTTTACTAATTTTGAAGTATTTTCACGTTTCTCTGCTGGTGTTAAACTTCTATGTTGACACTTTGGACATTTCGATCCACGTCTGTGATAGTTCTTGTTTTGTTTAAATTCACCGTGAATTTTACATATTACGGTTATATTAGTATCAGACGTATTAAATAGTTTATATGTGTACTCGCCATTGTGAACATAATGAAATTCAGCTAGGTAATCCTGAATTGTCAAACTATGGCCTAAGCATTTAGAACAATTACCGGTTCTTATGAATGTTCGTTTTAACTGTTTAACGATGCCGTGAATATCACACTTATATACAACAAAATGAGATAGTTTTTCTGGCATCGTTAACACAGTTACGTGATTGTTAGATTTCAATCTTGCCGTCTGGAACGTCATTCTTCATAATACCAATTGAATACACAGCCAAATCAGATTCTTGTCCCGCAGAATTGTCCTTATTTAGATCACGATAAAGCGTGAACCAACGGGTAACATCGGTGCTTTCTTGGTTAAATATTACGGGTTCTTTTAATTGTGTCAATCTAAAATCGACGAAGTACTGTAAAAATTGTTTAAGTACTTCTTCGGTTAATGTTGGAACGTCCCCGATACTTAACAAGTATTTTGAGAATTCCATTTCGTCATCGAATACCGATTGGAATGTTTCCTTAACCATGTTATGGTACCAATCTGAATTCATAATTTCGGTAAATCCTTCATCTTGTTTAGACTTTAAGATGTTCAATAAACCGTTTGTCATGCTTGTGTGCAAGTCTTCATCAAAGTTAATCAGTTTAATGATTCTTGTTGCGCCATTGATACTGTTCGCGTAACTGTTGTTAATAACATAAGTGACCAAAAACGAAACATAGAATTTTACGCCTTCTAATGCAAAAATGTTCACTAACAATTCAATCACTAGTTTTTTCCGTTCAGTTAACGATTCGATGGACTCGATGTTTTTGACTTTATCGTATAATCGTATTTCTTTATTAATTCTATTTTGAATTTCTGGATAATCTTTAATTTTATCAAACACTGCTGTACTATCCGCAAAAATGCCCCGCAATATATGAGAATACGACAAGCTGTGAATTAATTCAAAATATCCCCAAGTTTTAAACATTGCTTCAAATTCTGAATTTGTACATAGCTCCGATAGTACTGTTTCGAGACCTGTGTTTTGACCTGAATCCATCAGTGTTTGAAATAGCCAAATCCGAATCATTATTTCTTGTATGTGTTCAGGCATATCAAAGAATTTCTGAGAATCAGTACTCATTGAAATCTCGTTTGGGTTCCAAAAAGCATTTCGTTGGTGTTCTTCCATATCTGTAGCAAACCGATATGTTGGATTGTCATATCGTTGAAACCCAGAATATTCACCGAAAAATATTTTTTCTTTACTTTTATCGGTAACTAATTGAGTAGTCCTAATAATTGTTTTTTTCATTCATGACTGTCCTTTTAATTTTGTTTCTTTTATATTATATCACATTATAACCGTGTTGTCAACAATTAGAATGAAATTGTCCAAACGATTTGAAGCGCAACAGTGTTATCTTTAATTTTAGCAGGGAACGTTTTCAGTGAGAAAATCTCAGCACCAGAATACAACGACGCTTCCGTGAATATTGACATGTTTGCTGATTGACTGTTCGCTGCTGCGGTAACTACGTCAATCGTAAAAATAACAGAATTGTTTGTTGTTAATACATGAACTGTTGAACCGACTCCAGTGTTAGTTTCAACGATACTATTCGCTAATGATCCGGGTGCTGCAACAGTTGTCCCAGAAACGACAAAGTTTATATCATACGTATAAGGCATAACTGTGCCTAAGTTTTTCCACAATGCTGCATTCGCAAGGTTAGTAGCATTAACCGTAGTACTTGGTATAGCTAGCGGCGGGATTGTTACTGCTCCGACATATTCGTAGTAATTACCGTCAACGGTATAATGAATAACGTCGCCCATGTTAGCATTAATGACAGCGCCAGTTCCATACGATTTCGTTTCTGAAAACATCCGGTCACGTGTTTTCACGAATCCATTTGCTGATGTTTTTGGTACAAGGATAGACGAAATGTGGTTCCCCATTGTTCCAAGAGAGAACCGGGTAAGCCCGCTTCGTTCACCGCTAAAAATCCCAGCCATTCCTATACTTGCTGGGTTCATAATCATGTTACTGTCTTCAACCGTGTCAATAATGTTACCATCTTTATCAATAACATTAAGTTTAAAATGACCTGTAATAGCTTTCATAGTATCTTTCACGTTATACCTCAAAAAACAGCGGTGTAATTGGATTGGTTGTTGCATCCATGTATACTTGGTAAAAGAAGCCGTTTGTTGTATCGTGCCAAATGTCTTGTTCTTTTATCCCCATTGCTAGTGTTGGCGGGGTACTGCTGTCAAAATAGGACTGATACGTCCCAGCAGACAATGATAAGTTGTATGCGTAATTGATACCAGTAACTGCATTAACCGCAGTCAGCCCCACTGGATATGGGGTATAATTGTCTTGTGTTGGCATGGTGGCTCCTGTTTATCTATTTATTATCAGTACTATAAAGTTGTTAAATAAAATCCTTGATTTATACTATTTGCTTGCGCGAACGCGTCAACCGTTGTTAAATAAAACCCTAAATTGGTTACAACTCCTCCTGCACCAGGTTGGTTGGTCGTCAAATAAGGGTTTCCATTGCCGTTTATGCTAACATTTGTCGTATCATTAACGTCGGTCGGCATGTTTATAACGTCTGACGTTACAGGTGGAATTGACGGTTTGCCAGTTGCATCGTTGATGGAAGTTATATTAAACGACGAGTTTGATGTAATCGCATCAGTATAATTAAATGTTGTGCTATATGGTGCATTAATATAAACCGAAAAATGACCAGATGCTGATGGCGAAAACGTGGAAGTTGTACCAGTTGCACTATCATAATAAGTAACAACGATTTGTGAGTTCTGAACATCTTGTATGATATATGAATTGTCCGTAAAAACAACTTCTACATATCGTCCAGTTACATTGAGCTTATCAATTATACTTTTGACTTGTTTATTAGGATAAATTGTCACCAACGCCGGATCCACGAAGTCTGCGTGGGTAAACAAACTAAATGTTTTCAAGTTCGTCCGGTTTGTTAAAAACGTTTGTTCTAACGGTGCAGTTGCTGCGGCAATAGTTGGGTAGTCTGTGAATACCCTATATGTCCCGTCAGCACCACGAATTTCAATAACTGGGTGTGTACCGTAAACAACATTCAAACCGAACAGATCTACCAGATTGTTCACTTGTATAACTTCTTTATACGAATAAGTATACCCAAGAGGATGTGAAACAGGCTCAACCACTGTGCTATAAAGTTCTTTTGAAATCCCGCCCTCAATTACAAAATTGAATGGCGACGCTTCGGTAATTACCGGGCTTCCAGTTGAATCACTGGCTTCGAGCAGTTTTGCTAATGAATACACATAATTAATCGAGTGAATTGTACCAACGGATTCTTTAAGTTTCTTACTAGCAGAAAACTGTGAGTTATTAAGCACATTAGACAACGGCGTATACAACAGCGCTATATTTTCTTTTTGTCTAAGAGCGATTTTTGTTTGAAGTGTTTTGTTGGTTTGTGCGTCTTGTATCGCAGTTTTCAGAGCAATTAAGTAAACATCGATAATAGCATTACGTAAATTCGCGTCTGGCACAGTGGCAGGTGTGTGTACTGTATTGTGAACATCGCTTAGTACCTTGGGATTCACGTAATTATATAGATTCTTAATGTCAATAGATACTAACGCGTTTTCTTCTAAACAAACTAAAAACGCGTTAATCACATCTTGTAGAACTGGAATATTTTTAATATTCTCTGGTGTCAACGCGTCGAATATAGGTTTTAAATCAGACATATTATTTCCTTTTTATATAAACAAAACACGTTTTAATCGCGGAATAACGTTTTTCGTTACTGCAAAGTTTGGCGAATTATAAGTTAAGTTTAAATGCCGGTCCAGGTTAAATAAGTCAGACTTTATTGGAGATGAAGAATACGTTAAATCTGTAACCGTTTTATAAATGTCGCCCGTAACAGACGATGCTTGTGCGGGGTCAGTTAACGTATAACCACCGGTCGTCAAATAAATTGTAGCATTCGCAGCTGTATAAATGCTATTTGTCGAAGTTAAACTCGATTTTGCCACAGAAAACGGTAAATTTAAACCAGTCGATTGCGATCCGTCAATATATAATTGGACGACTATAGAAGGTTTAATACCGTTTAATATTGTATAACTACCACATGTAACATCACATTGAACGACTATTGTGTCACCGACCGCTAATTGTGTTCGAACAGTGAGTTGACTGGTTGAATTAACTGAAAACCCGTCACTTGCAGCGGCCAAAGTTAGAGGTTTTGTTGTTCCATTGGTGCTTTGAATGGTAACCGATGTCTTGGTATACGTCGGCAAAGCATTAATGTCATCTGGTTGAATCAAAATGTTCGATAGATTAACTGTACTTGCTGTAGTAGGACCTGCACTTGCAGCTAGACCAGTTACGTGTTCGACTGTCGCGGCACGAATAGGCACATCGAGAACAATCGTTGCAGCGTTTGCAGTGAGATTCGTTACACTTGACCAATCTGTGTATATATCATACGCCAAAACACCGTTGTTAATATCGGCAGTAGTCCTTGCATCGATGAACCCAGCTGTATCTATGTTTGGGAAAACTGACGTAATCATTGCACCATTTGTATCTAAATAGTTTTCGAATGGCATGCTTAATGGTATAAATATGTCTTGGTTTGAAATTTTCGAGTTTTCAGCAGATACGTTTTTAGCTGTTAATAGCAACGATGTTTTTAATGAACTGTTGAATCCCGACGCATCGGTTGTGACAGTGTCGATACGTTTTTCTAGCGTGCTATGAAAATACTGAACCATAAACGATTGCATTTTTAATGTATCATTGATACCAGTAAACATGCTGTCAATTGTGTTAAAAATATCGTTATGAATTGTTGCTTTCGATGTCACCACGTTATATTTCAAAATTTGGATGGTCACTTCAAAATCGACGTAAACTGGGTGTCTATTTTGAAACACAATGGTAGGAATCTTGTAATTATTCAGCGAATCCCATATACCAATCGTGGTATTACCAACCGTATTTGCTGCGCGTATAGTATTATCAATTAAGAAATGATTATTGTAGTACGTTATCGCATTATTATATTGTGTTTCGTATGCTGACCCCACTACAATTGCACCAGTTGGTACAGGAATATTATAATCCCATACATTATTAGCATCAGGCAACACGTATTCAATGTTGGTTTGTGCGTTTAATGTGACTGGCGTAGTTACTAATACGCTCGGAAGAAAACTAAACCAAATTTGACCTGGTGACTTTGGCATCTCGTCATTACCACCCCAAACTACAGTATCTGCAACGGCTGATTGCCTATTACAGTACGCGGTATAATCATTGGCAGTGACCGCACGGTTTGCGCTATTATAAAACTTCGGTGCATTTTGTTTAATACTGGATATAGTTTCTTCGTTTGTACCGATTACTGCTAATGAAATGCTATCAATAGAAACGTTGGGAATAGTCGTACTGATCGTAGCTGGATCGTACGGCGTCGGCAATACGCCATTGACACCATTGGTAGTGAGTACATTAAGATTAACATTGGAACCAATTCTAACACCAGTGCCTGCACCAGCTAATGAAAAATATACACGCGGTGCGCGGTGCACTATGTCATCTTGTCTAAAGAACATATTTTTAACGATGGTATCTTTATCAATCATAAACTGTGGAGCCTTTGTCCACGGTTCATTATTAACCAATGTACCTAGATCATTATAATAAGTCACAAAACATTCTATACCGTTCTCTTCAACGTCAACAAATGGTACGTCAATAAAATATTGCGGAATGGTTTGGCCTGATTCGTTAATGACTGGTACTGTGGTAACTGATAACGTATTGAGATAATCATTCGACATATACAACGTGCCTTCTTTCGCACTAACCGTAGTTGATGCACCAGCAGTTAACGTTAATGTGGTTCCCATATAATAATATGTATGAATGCCGTCAGTGAACGACGAATGCTTTAAAATCGAAATAGTACTAGCTGACGTATTCGTAATAGAGAAATCATATACGTACGATTGAATATGTTGAATTTCGTAACCCAATGCCCGAGCATCTGATAATACGTTGTCTCGTTTTGTTGCTAAGGATAAAATCGTTTCGTTTATATTTACAGCAGTATTCACATTCAACATGCTTATCAAATATGCCATTGCATAAGTAAGCTGAGATACATTCGAACCCGGTGATGTGTCATAGCCAGCAGCGATCAATTTATCGTTTAAACTGGTTTGCAGTTCAGCAAAATTAAATGGGACTGTTTCTGTAACAGTTGTTAGTGGCATATTATTCTCTTATCTAATTAATGATACTGATATTTGGCTATCAACGGCAAGACCAGTTACAGTGTACTTATAATCAATATTCGCGATTAAACGGTTGTATTCTGGTATAGGCTTTAACGATACATTAGTTACCAGTATTCTTGTTTCCCATAACGCAAGTGATGCCATTACTTGTTTTTTGAGTAAATCTAATGTAATGTGGTCAATATTAGCAAATACCATTTCAGCAACTTCAGAACCGAATTCGGACATACCCGGTACGCTGCCAATTCTGGTAGTCAAAATGTTCTTAATTGAATTGTTGATCGCGTGATGGTCAATATTTAAGCTAAAATCTTTTAATGCGTTATTATTAACAGCACCCAAATCAGTATATATCGCCATAGTGATAAAATCCTTTCAGTTTTTGTATATTTATATTAATTGAACCAAGAAAACGCAAAAACTTGACATGCTGAACTACCTGATAAACGCGGAGTCTGTGTATCTTTATTGTTCATCAACAATGAACTTATATGAAGTTACATTGACTATTTTGAGAACGTGTTGCCTGATGCGCCGACAATCACACCACCACACGATATACTATCACCAATCCTTACAACCGCTTTACCGTTTATCCTTACATTAGTGCTTGACGCGACGGCCGTACCGCTATGCGATGAAGTTCCGTTAGAATGGACAACGAATAAATCGCCATGTAAGTGTGGTGGTTTTCCGTTCACCTTCACATTAGTAACTGTGGATATACCAGTTCTCGGTGGAAATGTGCTGTGACCTGAACTACTGTCACCTTGTGTTGCAATACCTGGCATAGCGCTCTCCTAATAACGATTTAAGTAATAATTTTTAACAAAACTGTTAACCATTGAATACGTTTGTTTAATCTCTAACGTGTTTATTGTAGTAAACGTGGTACCATCATCTAATGTTGCTGTACATGTAACATGTACTATTATTGATGTTCTATTATCAATATTTATTTTTATTAATTCTTTGAAATCTGGTAAGTTCGCTAACGTGCTGGTAATCGGCGTTTGTAGCATGTCGCTGCTGCCTTGGTCAACATACACCGCGCTGTATTTATCAAATGCCGCAATTGAAACAGGTCCAGATATTGTACAATCTATCGCGGTACTCGTTAATACGAATTCTGTCGGCATTGAGGATACCGATATGCTTACTGATGATAATAACCTAGTGTCTGTTGCTGAAGCCGTCCAGGTTGGTGTAATCGTGTAACTAAATGCAGCGTCAACGAAGACTGTTCCCAATAACACAGCATCAAAGTTCCAAGCCATGGTTGAAACAGCTGGCGCAGTCGTTGTAGTTCCGGCAGGCATTAGTTAATATTTACCATAGGAGCAGATACTGACGCGGTTGCTGACGAGCTCAATGTTGCAGAAGAAGAACCACTAACAGTTGATGACCCTGATGAATTCATTGTTGCTGAAGCTGTACCATCTATTAATACTTTACCGGAAGCGGTTAACGAACTATCTCCGGATACTGAAATTGTTTCTGATGCAGCGTTCAACGTATAGCCATTCGTTATTTGGTCTGTGTATGATCCACTACAATTCATGTTTACGTTCCCGGTTACGTTCCACGTTAAATTCCCGTCAACAGTAATAGTCGCGTCTCCTTTTACGTGGTCAACTAAGTTAATATCAATCTGTCTAGTGACGGTTTTTGTTATATGTTCATCGAGGTTTGCACCGATGTGTCTTCTAACGTTCTGGGATACGATTTCGTCTAGGTTTTGTTCTATTAATCTTCTGACGTTTTTTGCGATGTGTTCTTCGACATCAGCCATTGCAATAAAGTGGTTTTTGCCTGTAGCATTTACCGATTTTTGAACAAATGTTCCGTCTGGTTTGATCTCAAAATAACTGCCCGACGTATGATACAACCTGATACGTTCGTTATTTGGCGTATCATCGAACTCGATAACGTGACCAGATGCTGTTTCTATAACGTTATTATTAGGGTACGTGCTTGCGTCGTTTGTTGAATTTGGTTCAGTTTGCGTTGCATCAGCGCCGCTCACACTATCTGTGGTCGTAACCTTGTCTACATTGTCATTTATTTGTTTATGGGGAGTATCTTTACTCGAATATACCGATTTGGGTGTGTCATAAGTTTGTGCGTTGAGTTTGTCGTTTCTGACAAATCTATGAATATCTGGTTCTGTCAATCTTGCATCTAATGGATAAATGCCATCTTTGTCATTAAAACCTTCGCCATCAGCGTATTTTTTACGTTGTTGGGATGTGCCAGAAATGGTTCCAAATACTACCGGTTTATTGGGATTGTCGTTCTCGAGTATTACTCGAACCCATGTGCCTTGTAACAACACGGACGAAACACCTACACCAGACACTAGACCAAACGATGTCGGACCATTAACTTCTGCCCAAACCAGATCACTCGATTTGATAATACCGAATTTGCCATTTTTTGGAGATGATGTGTTTTCGTTATCTTGGGTGTGCAACCCGAAGATTCTAACCTTAACTCTTCCAACGTTCAACGGATCGTTATTATCTTCTACAACGCCTCTATACATTTTCATAATAACCTCTAATTTAATCGCTGTAGTACTATTTTTTGGACGAACTTATCAATAAGCACACACTCGTCAATTTGAACTATTACAAAATTACCAGAACTAGCAACATCGCCTTTTGTGGCACTTTCTTTAAAAATGGCGTTCCCTTTAAAAGAAGCTTTCACTAAAGACAGCAATTGGCATTTAAAGTCCCCAGGAGTTACTATTGAAATTTCTTGATATTGCATATATTTATTAAACAAGTCGTGTCGTTGGTTCTTTGTTAGAAAAATCTCCTGCTTGTTAAATTTAATACCTGTACTCGATTGAAAGTCTGAAAACGTTATCGGTTTGTTAATAGCGAAATCTGAAGCCACATCCTGTAAGTTCAAAGTACTTGAAGAAATAATCTTGTCTCCGTTAAACCTGAAAGTCTCGGTTACTGGGTATTCTGCGGCTGTGCTGAGACCATTCGTGCTTTGTTGGAAATCGTGTATTTTGTACATATAATTATTGTTTGTTGTGTTGTTCGAGTACTCAACAATGGCACCAGTGCTATCAAGCGCCAACGACAACGCACTGGGTATAATTTCTTTAATGTGAATTGCATTACGTGATTGATAAAAGCGTATATTTTCTTGCTTGAACAAATATATAAAAAAATCAAGAACAGACTCATTCTGTGGAACCACAAATTGACTAACTGTGCTCGTATCAACAATATCTAACAACAACTTATCGTTTGAAATCATAGTATCTATGGATAGTTCTTTAAAATACGCTCGAATCGCGTTTACTGGGGTGTCGTTAAATCCTTTGCTTATGAACGCGTTTGATAACGTGTACGTAATTTCGTCAATCAAATCGAACGAATATGACTTATGCGATTCTCTGTGAATGTTAACAATACAATCTAGTATTCTAAATGTTCTAATCGCAGTAGTTTTAAAAAAATCGGTCATACTGACAGACACAACCGTATTCGCGTTGAATTGCGTTAACCCATTGTTGTTTAAATCGTATGTGTCAATTATTTCCAATGTAGCAGATAACCCGAATTCATCGATTTTTTGAAATGTTTTAAACTGAACAATGTCTTCTTTTTGTATGACTTGTTCGCCTACCGTTATTGTTAATTCGTTATATACTGTGCCAGGTGTGAAAATCTTTGCAATTGTCATTAAAATAAACCCAAGTCGTATCCGTCTTGCAAAAATTTGTTCATTTTTGTAGGCTTCAATACCTTGATAGTTCTATTCGATTCGTTCAATATATCATTATCTGAATTAAGTTTGTTCATCATAGCAGTTCTTGGCTTGTCCGGTATAGAAGAGCCATAAACAAACAATTCGTATTCGAGAATATAGTCATTACTGCGAGTTAGCACTGTGTCAAAATCAAACGGTAATCCCGATAATGTATGTCTGTGATTTAAAATTAATATAACATCCCAATAATCCGGGTTTCCATATAATTCTAATGAAATCCGGTCAAATCGGTCATTGTCTTGGGCGTGGTACCAGGTATACATATCTTTTGGTAACGTAGTAATATATTGTTGAACGGCTTGAATATCAATGCTGGTGTATTCACAAACGTTGTATTGCCCAAACGTAGCTCGTTTATAATTTGTTAATGTTGATGTTAATAATCCCATTTTATCTATTAACCTCTAGTTGGTTCAGTTGAATAATCTTCTGAAGTCTGCACTGTCACTTCACTGAATGAAATGTCTAAACGCATTTGTTTTGGCATACCATCCCGTGTTAGCTGCATCGAATCGTCTGAACTGTAATTCAAGCTAACTTGTGTAATAACAACTTTATCTAAACTAAGCATAGATGTTAAATAATCGTTGTTTAACTCAACTGAAAAATACATCGGCGAAACCAACGTTGCACCACCAGTACTTAAACTTGGAGAAGAAAACTCTTTTAATTTCATAACTATCTGAAATATCATGTCAGCTTCCGCGCGCGACTCAGGTATTAAGTCCCATGAAGATTGAAACGTTCTTGGCTTTGTGCCAGTATAGTTTTGAAAATATTTCGGGTTCGTAACCGTTTGGTGTGTGCCAGCTTGATTCGCAATGTGCGATGCGATGTCAGCGTATCCATCGCCAAATACTTTTTTTGCGCCGTATTTGAGTGCTTCCGCGGCCAATCCGGTCGTCGTATCGTAATCATGAGATTGTGAATCGCTTAATGAATTCGGCACAGGTAAAACAATCGCGGCAATCACTGGGTCACTATTGGCATTTGCGTTATTTCGTTTGATTTGCGCCAATTCAGCTGCGTTTGTCGCACTTACATGAGCAACTTCTTGCACACCATTCAAAGAATTGTTTAATGAAGTATTCGCTTGATTAAAAGCTGATACCGTTGAATTGACAGCACTAGCAGCAATAGATTTAACGCCTGCAACGCTCGCGTTCTTTTTAATAGTGCTGACCATCGATGCTGCCCGTGCTTGAACCGTTGGGTCTTTTACGTAAATCGAAAACTTTCGATTCTTGAATTGTTCATCTTTTAGTTTGTCCGGGTACTGAAAAATAGGGACTGCTGGAGCTTTCATGATTACCTCTGTTTAAACAAATCTAACGGTTTGGCACTTACTGATTTTGCATTTTTCACACTCACCGAAGTAACGTCAGGTGTACTATCATGCTTGTTTATATTCGTGTTTTTTTCGTAAGCTTGTTTGTTATTTATAATTTCGTTGTGTGTTTGTTCTCGTTTAATTGTCGTAATGGTTTTATCGGTTGAAACGTTTTTTGCGTTGTTGGTTTTTTCGTCTGTTGCATTGTGTTCAACCGGTGCCCGGTTATATTCAGACGTTGGCTTTGCTAAACTTTGACTAAATGGTTCCGAGTCATTTGGTCCGTGATTGACCATAACATGGTTCTTATTAACAGATTCTGTGTTAACTGAGTTCTTAGATTCTGTGTTAACTGAGTTCTTATTAACGACGTCCTTAGATTCTGTGTTAACTGGGTTCTTGTTAACGACGTCCTTAGATTCTGTGTTAACTGGGTTCTTGTTAACGACGTCCTTAGATTTTGTTAACGACGTCCTTAGATTCCGAATCGTCCTCCGAATTTGACAGGTTAACATCAGTATGATTTACTGGAGTGTTTGCCGGTTTGTCATCAATTACCGATTCCCTAATCGCCTTGCGATCAATACCTGATGGTTCAACATGCCAGGTCTCCCCACGCACTGGCCGAACAAATCCGTATTTTTTAAATAGACCCATGCGTTCCGCGTTATCAGCGTCCATTGTATTCATGTCAACTGCGAACCCATAGTTGTGCATCGATTTTCCTGGTGCAGCAGCTTTATTCGGGTGTTGTTTTTTTAGTTTCTTTTGTTCTTCGATACCTCTGTACGCTGAGTTTACTTGTATTTTTGTACCAAACATATCCAGATACTCTGCACCCATTGCTTTCATATTGTTTTTAACAGTTGGGTTCAGTTTGTCAAATTGTTTTTCATCGACTTTATATAATGTAAACAATTCCGACGGTTTGTATTTTGTTGGGTCTTTAGTACTACGTGACGCAGTTTTCATCCTATACGGGATGCTCTTGACCGGTTTATAATCGTTAAATTGGTGGTTTGCCTTTGATGACTCAACGAAGTTATCTAATTTAACATTGTCTTCGTCAGTCGAATGTACTGGGTTCTTACTAGGTTTGGAATCTGGCAAATCGAGACCGGTGTCTTCCCAAACACCATCGTTAACATCGTCATGCCAAGTACTCGGTGGCCCAACACGAATTTCATTCCAATCGACCGTGCCGAGTTCTTTAAGCTTTTTGAACTCCATAAACGTGGTGCTGTCGCGAAAAGTCATCCGTTTATCTTCCCGCCACCCTCTTTCATTATCGCGTTTGATTATTATCATTGCGGCATCGAAAGATAGCGCGGTGTACGCTGGGTCATTTTCTGAGTTATTAATTATCGGTTTGTGCTTTTTGTTTAGTAATTCGTTGCCTTTTTTAACATCGATATTTGTGTTTTTTGGTGTATCTGATTTAGCTGATTTGTGTGCAGTCTGGATTTGTTTAAGCTGTTGCAACTTTGTTAAGTCTCTATCAGACCAATCATCAATGTCGATGATTTTTTGGATATCTGTCGGTTTTAGTGAGGACAACTTATTCCAACTCGTTATTTCTGAATTACCAAACGTATTATGGTCAATAATACCGGCATCTTCATATTTAGTAATAGTTGCTGATGTGTTATGTTCAGCATACGCATTAGCGGCGTCTTCACCAGCGATGTGCCCGCCCGTGTTTCTATCAATAAAACCAATCAAGTCTTGTATACTATTTTTTGATGATTCGTCCATGTTTGATTCGATTAACGATCCAGCGGCGTACCCAGCTGATGCTGCCCCAATAAGTTGACCAGCAATTGGTATGCCTCGTCCTAATTGCAGCGCGGTTCGTAACGCTGGTCCCTTTAATGCGTTACCAACTTTTAATGCTCCTTTAGCGAGAGGTTTGAATTTTTTAAACTTGCTAACGCGTTTTGGTGGCTTTTTCTTTGGCTTTTTCTTTGGCTTTTTCTTTGGCTTTTTCTTTGGCTTTTTCTTTGGCTTTTTCTTTGGCTTTTTCCGAAACAGATTGTGGAGGAAGCTGTTGTCATCGGTTTCGGGGTCGTTAGGGGTTTCTTGACTATCGTTATCTGCGTTATCTGTATTACTGGCATAAATCGAATCATTGGTTGATTCTGGTAGTCCACGGATCGTTGTGTCTTGTTCATCAAACATGTCTTTTTGAATTCTTTGCAGAACTGCCAAGATTTTGTTATTAGTGATTAACAGGTTTTCATTAGATTTAACAAGTTCTGTACTAGTTTCAGCGTTAACTGGTGTTTTTTGGTTTGATAACGTTTCAATTCTTTCGGCAGCTGTGTCCTCACCGAGTGCGTGTATATAATTGACCAGCTTAGCATCAGTTTTTTTAATCTGATCTGGTGTCGCGGTGTCTGGGTTCAGTTTTTCATTGAACGGTATATCGTATTTCATCTGGTTAGTTCTTCCCTAGTTTTATTTAATATGTTTATTAATATCGACCGTTCAAAAGGAAACATACTATCTACATCATGTAACGAATATTTTCCAAAAAACACCAAATCTGAGTATGTTTGATATAACGAAATCAGTGTATCTTCACTTAACGAGTTTATACAGAATTCGTCTTTTTTGATGTTAATGTAATTTGTTTCGGTGCATTGTTGGCATATCGCTGGTCTATCAAAACTGAACTTCGTAGTTGACTCGTTTATTTCTTTAGTGACTTGTTCAAATTCATCAATATCGAGTTCATCAATATCGAGTTTATAAAATTTTTGAATGTTATCATCTGTCAGTTCGTCTAACGCATCAATGATATGTTCGTTTGTTATATTTCCGGGCATTACCATGTTTTCAATATCAATGACGTTTTCGTTTGGCGCTGAACATTTACAGCATGTGAATTTTGTATTAATAGACGATCCTACTGATATTTCTCGTAACTTATATAACATCGCTAACCGTTCGTTTGCTGTTAACGAATCGACCACGTCTTTTTTGATTCCGCATATTTCTAATGCTGAAGCTGTGTTATTGTTACCGATCGTATTCATCAGCAATAATGATTTTTCTTGTTTTGTATTATATGGTTTTAGACTAAATTGTTTAGCCGCGTACTCATATTGAACAGAAATCATTTTGTTTTCCAATTACTCGGGAAAAAACCAGGAAACTCATCAAACAAGTATTGTTCTTCGTGATTGCAATGTGGACACATAACCGTACTAACCATATTTAATTTGAATTTTGTTTTTACCCATTCTTGAAAGATTTTATCGAATGCGTCAATGTCCATTTCATTTATTATATTAATGATTTCGTCGAATGTTAACGAAACGTCACCATTAAATGACTGAATATGTAACACAAAATCTGCAATGTCGACTTCGTTTTTATATTTCAGCATTGTTTCCTCATAGAATTTCCTATTACACAATTCCCCGAGTTCGATATTGTAGCTTGTATCTGAAGACACTACAGCAATTGGTTTATATTTTTCGAATACAGGTTTAACCACATCTTTAACATCTGTTACGAACTCATAAGCATTTTCGCAACTAGAGCACTCGAAATTATAAACTAATGCAGTTTTTACGGATTCAGCACGAATGTTTATCAATGCGTATCGAAATTCGTCTTCTGATAGAACTATATTCTTATCGTCTATGCAATCATACACAATTGCTTCTTTAATTGAAATATCGTCTTCGGTATTTGTTGAATTGATGTATTTCTTCTTGTCTTTTACTTTCCATTTTCTGAATTTTATTTGTTTATTCCCGATTTTTAAAACAAACTTATAGTCTTTTGAAACTGATGTATTCATAGTTTTTCCTTAAAATATTATTGGATTCCTGCATTTAAAGTTTACGTCAAATTCTGCGATCTGTGCTTCTGTTTCATTACTGAATTGCAATTGGCCAACCGCGTCGATCATCGTGTCTTCAAGATTGAACAGAACTGTGTCTGGTCCTTCGTGATCGCTATCTTTGGACAACGTTACTATCATTGCACATTCATTAAAGTATGCCATCTTCTGTGTATTATACGTTCTCACGAACCTTCGGTATAACGACATTTGGTTATAGTCTCTGAATGTTACACTAAACCTGAATAGCTGGTTTCTACCAACATGCATTTTCCACATATCTGCAACAAACCCTTCAATTGGAGAATTCGTGAATTCGGGTGTATTAATATTTTTAATACAGTACGATAGGTTTTTAATTTCTTCTTCTTGCCATTGTGCTTCTCTGATCGTATATTCACTAAAATGAAACTGCACACCAAATGTGTTAATAAATGACCACTTAGTGTCATATGCTTTCCTAACACCTTCTTCAAAATTCATGCGTACCGCCTATTAAATGGAACTTTTTTATTATTTATAATGAAGAATAAATAACAATAAACTGCGAGGATAGTATGTCATCTGGTGTTCAAAATTTATTAGACTCAGTATTGAATGATGGTGCAAGACCATCTAAATTCGAGGTATACTTTTCGTTCAAAGACCCAAATACAGGAATAAGTAGTACTGACATTGTATTTTTGGGAAAAACTACGTCTTTTCCCAGCAAATCGCATTCACCGGTCGATTTTAAATATAAAGGCCGAAAAATTCCAATTAAAGGACAAGTGAAATACAATCAGGTTTGGGACTGTACATTTTATTTAACTGAAGACCATAAATTAAAGTACGTGTTCGATAATTGGATGGAATCGTTAGACAACATACACTACGGTTCCATAAATAGTAAAGGTTTGCGAGACGCTATTGTCGCGAATCATGCTGGTTATACGACTGATATTACAATTATACAAAAAGATTTTGATGGAGTGAATAATATGGCACAATACGTTATACATAACGCGTTTCCGACGTCTATTTCCGCTTCTCCGGTATCTTACGAAAGTACCAGCGCAGTTTTAGATTTTACTGTTTCGTTTTCGTATAGTCATTATACAATGTCAGTAATGGCTGCAGCACAAGGGAATTTTATTGATGAAATGGTTGGTAAATTAGAAAGTATGGCACAGAACGCTGTAAACGGCGTAATGAATCAATCAAAAAACGGCGTAAACAATATGTTAGGCAGCGCAATGCAAAGCGTATCATCTAGCGTTCCTGGGTTGTCTTCATTAACACCAACATCATCAAGGCAACAATCCAAATATGGTGCAAATACTGAAGGTGATGTGACTGCGCCAATTCAACCATCAAGCGGCGCAAACGCCGGTAACATGTTGAGCAAGACCGGTTTGTTATCAGGATTTGGTAAATGAGTAACATTAATACGTTAAAATCTCATCTCGGCATTGGTATCGGCTCGAGAAAAAATAAGTTTTTAATTGAATTGCCGATGCGTTCTCTAGATGGCGAAAAAATAAACGCACTAGCTAAAAGTGCATCATTGCCTGAGAGGAAGATAAATCCCGTAAAAATAATGCATAAAGGCAGACAATATTATGTACGCGGGGAAACCGAGTACCCTGGGACGTACCAAATTACGGTACTAGATGATTCGGAAATGAACGTAAGGAAAGCGATTGATGATTGGTTAACTGAGATAGACGATTCAGCAAAAACTACCCGTGCAGGTTTGGGTTCTTCTTCGTTTGAAAAAAACACAAACAATCTATTGGGAATTCTTCAATCGGGCAAAAACATATATTCGGATGTTAGATCTGCGTTGAACGATCCATCGAACGCAATGTCGAACACTTTGGTTGGTATGATAGATCCTAGTCAAAAATCGCCTTCTGCAAAATATCAAGTTGATATTAACATTTGGCAATTATCTAGCAACGGTCAGAAAGTATATGGATACAAACTACAAAATGCGTTTCCTATTAACGTTGGTGCAGTAACATATGAAGATTCAGACCAAAACACGTTAACAGAATTTACAGTAGAATTTGCGTATAGCGAGTTTTTGCCGTTAGAAAACAGAACTGCGCTTGGTAACATTGCTACAGTAGATGGTAGATTATCAAAATCATTTTAAAATAATAAATACAATAAAGAGGTAATACATGGCAAACAAACTAGAAGAACTTAAAGGCGCAATCGGCGCCGGTGCTAGAGCTAACAAATACAGGGTGAATTTTTCGGTGCCATCTGATGTCGTGGTAGTTTCAAATTTGCAAGATGCTGATGTTTTATGCAAAGCGGCATCATTTCCATCTATGACTATCGGGCAAATCGAAGCATGGAACCAAGGTAGAAAACTATTAATCCCGGGTGACACGACATATTCAAACACATGGGAATTGACATTTTATACAACAGAAGACCATGGTTTGCGTCGTGATATGATTTCGTGGATGCGTTCAGCAGACCATTTTCAAAATAATCAACACACTGGTAACCCGGGAGCGTTAATGGGAGAACTATCTGTTGAACAACTGGACTCTGCTGGAATGGGAACTGCTAAGTATACGTTTCATAACGTTTTCGTTTCAGAAGTTGGCGAGTTGACTTTGGGCGATGATACTGCGGATACAATTCACGAATTTTCAGTAACGTTCAGTTTCACTGACTGGGTCGTTGGCAATGGCGCGTTGAATGTACCAGGTAAAGCTGGAACACCAACTAATAACGTAATAGCTGGTTAATATAATATTGGGCTCTTCGGGGCCCAATGTTTAATATGAAAAATTATACACTTAAAAATACAGATTCGGCTACATGTACTGTCGTTAAGTGAAACGTTTAAACTGGGATTGGTTAAATGAGCATATTATCTAAATTGAAGGGTTTCGGGTCAAAAATCGTACAGGGCATTAAAGAATTAACATTGCCGCAAAGCAACAAAGCGATTAAAGAGCTTATAAAAGAAAAGAAGAAACTTAGCGTTAAAGATTTCAAACCAGGCAATATCATTTTAATGAAGTACGTAGCAAAAGACGATACACAAACGTACGACAAAACACCACTTGCGTTGGTACTTAGGAGTAATAGCACTCACACGCTTGCTTTGAACTTTCATTGGGCACCACTTTCAATGAGAATCAACCTTATCAAAATTATTATTATAACTAATAAGAAAAACATACAACGTAACAAACCACTGGAATTTGATTACCAACAGATAAGGCCATTATTAAAGCAACTGGGGTACGCACCTATTATTCGGCGATATATCAATAGCAGAATATCGTCTCAAGGTGTAGTTATTCCGCCTGAACGTTTAATGCAGGTAGCACGATTAAAAACAGAATCGTTTACAAATGGAAAATTCTCTGCTGCTCAGATGCTTGCAATGGCTAAACGAAGAGGAAAAACAAAGTAAATTAAATTCTCAGATTTAATATATAAATAAAACAAAGGAGTTAATATGATTGAACAAGAAACAATTAGAAATTGTGTAAACAAACATTATTCAGCATTTGCTGAAGACATTAAAGAAACACTTCATGCCAAATTATGTGCACATCCGGAAATTGAGAAATATCAACAAGATATCGACCATATCGACCGTATGAAGACCGTGTTTGCTGAAATCAACAACGGTTAAATGAATATGACATATAAACTAATTTTCGATGAGGATGCAAAAACATCAGTTAAAGTCGAAGAACAACTCGACGAAGCATCTGGCAAATCCGAGAAAAAATATAAAATTTCTGGTGTATTTAGCACTATTGGTGAAAAAAACAGAAACGGCCGTATTTACCCGCGTAATTTGTGGACAACCGAAGTTCAAGCGTACCAAGAAAACTTCTCAACTGGTTCTATTAACACGTTAATGGAATACAAACACCCAGCTCGTTCAGCGGTTGACCCTATGGAAGCGGTTGCAAAAATTACTAAGTTATATATTAAAGATAACTATGTAATGGGCGAAGCAGTTCTTTTAAATAATGACAAAGCGAATCAGTTAAAAACATTGATTGATAACGATATTGTTATTTCTGTTTCATCACGTGCAGTCGGTTCAGTTAAAAACGGAGTAGTCGAAAACTTCAAATTGATTACATACGACATTGTACCAGACCCATCAGATTATAACGCGACTATGAACGGCGTTGTTGAAAACCATAAATTGAACGAAGGCGTCGTTGAAGGTTTGGCGTTTGACCTTGATAGTCATGGTAATATTGTTGCAGCGAAAGTTGAAGAAGAATCCACAGATAATCCAGATGAAACGTTAACCGAAGAACATGTTTCTGTCGATGATGTTCAGTCTGCTGTGGCCGAAAAATTTAATAAAATTTTTACAAGCTTAAAATATAAATAAATCCAAAAGGAGAACAAACATGCTTAAAGAAATCTTTGAGTCATTAGACAAAACAGTGTTTACCGCTGAATTGCGCGAATCATTAGAACGACAGTTTAATGAAGCAGTTGAAGTTCAAGCGAATGCATTGGTTGAAGAACGTATTGAGGAAGAACTTGATACGTTGAGCGAAAAATCGGAAGCACACATTGATTTGCTTAATGAAAAATCTAATGAACATATCAAAATGCTTAACGAACAATCTAATAATGTCGATGAACACATCGAGATGCTTAATGAGAAGTCCGATGAACACATCGAGATGCTTAATGAGAAGTCCGATGAACATATCAAAATGCTTAATGAGAAGTCCGATGAACACATCGAGATGCTTAATGAGAAGTCCGATGAACACATCGAGATGCTTAATGAGAAGTCCGATGAACACATCGAGTTTTTAAACGAAAAAGCTGAAGAATACGCTGAAATGAAAATGGATGGCATGTTGAATTCAGTAGATATGTACCTAGACAAGGTTGTTGACGAATTTGTAACCGAAGCCCGTGAAAGTTTGGCTGAATCTTCAAAATCCGAAAAATCTGATATGATTATCGAAGCATTCGATACAATGTTAGTTGCAACTGGTGTTGATATTGCTAAAATTGTTGAGGCTAAGGACGAAAGCGCTGAAGCATATAAACTTGACGAAAGTATCAATAAGTACGATGAGTTGTTGGACGAAAGCGCTAAATTGCACGAAGAAAATCGCAAATTGGTTAAACTAGGTATCATTACCGAACTTAAAGAAGGTTTAACTGAAAAGGCATCAAACCGTTTTGATAAACTTGCTAAAATCGTCGAATTCACAAATGACTCCGCTTATTTGGACAAACTTGAAATGATTCGTGAAAACGTTCTTGTTGGTTGCCCTGATGAATCTGTTGATTTAGCTGAATCAAATGACCGCCTTGAATCAGTAATTCTTGACCTTAAAGAAGAATTGTCTGGTCTTAAAGAAGAAGTCATTACAATTAATGAAGAAGTCAGTACAATTAATGAAGAAAAAGAAGAACTTATTAAGTTGGGTGTCATTACTGAACTTAAAGAAGGTCTTTCAATCATTCAATCTGAAAAGTTCGAACGTTTAGCAACACAAATCGATTTTGTTAATGATATGTCATTCGTAAACAAACTTGAAGCGCTTAAAGAATCTGTACAACTTAACCGCGGGTCTTCCAATTTGTTTGAATCAGAAAAACCTCGCAGGACTGAACGAGCAAAACGTGCAGAACGTGTTGAACTTGATTCGTCTGTTGCACCTTGGGCACATTTGGTTTAAACCGTAATTATAAAACACAGTTAGATAATATAAATAATTTAAAATCTGATTGAAAAGAATTTACTACTATAGGAGAAAGTAAATGAAAAATATTGATGCTTTAATTGAGAGCACAAAATTCCCATCGTTGAGTGACACTGATAAAGCTGTAATGTCAATGATGTTGGAAAATACACAAAAAGAACATAACCATTTGGTTAACGAAGGAACATTCAGTGGTGATGTAGCACAATTTACACCAATCTTGATGCCTATGGTTCGTCGTGTATATCCTAATTTGATTGCAAACGAATTGCTTGGTGTTCAACCAATGTCAATGCCAACTGGTTTCATCTATGCTTTGACTCATGAATATACTGGTAACGGTATTGCTGGTCAAGGTACTAATCCTAATTCTAACGCAATCGTTGCTGATGTAACTGGCGTTTTGATTCCACCAGTAATTGGTGATGCTGTAACATTTACACCAGCTGGTGTTGGTGCTGCTGTTGTAACTGGTACCGTTTTACATTTTGAACCAACTACATTGGCTACAGGCGTTGTTGCAACACGCGTATTATTGAATGGCTTCCTTCCTGGTTCAATCGCTGCTGGCGCAACATTGGCTTTCCCTGACCATGCGGTCGGTGCTGTAGTTGGTGCAACTGTACCAGCAACAGTTGGTGCGGTATTCTCAAACGAAGCTTCATTCGGTACAATCTTGCATAACTACACAGGTCCTTATACTACAGCACAAGCTGAAGTACTTGGTACCGATATGAAAGAACTTGGTTTCTCAATCTCACGTAAGAACGTTACAGCTGTTTCTCGCGCTTTGAAAGGCCAATATACTGTTGAAATGTATCAAGATTTGAAGGCTCAACATGGTTTGCTTGCTGATGAAGAAGTAATGTCATTGATGTCTTATGAAATGCAAGCTGAAATCGATCGTGAAGTCGTTAACTTCGTAAATGCTAACGCTACACAATTGCCCGATACTGCTTTCGGTGCTGTTAATGCTGGTGCCGGTGCTGCTACCGTTGATGGTCGTTGGGAAGTTGAACGCTATCGCGCACAATCAATCCGTATCTCTGCTGAAGCTGCTCAAATTGGTCTTGCTACTAAACGCGGCCAAGGTAACTGCTTGTTGGTTTCTCCAAAAGTTGCAACAATGTTGGAACAAGTTGGAACATTCAAGATTGCTGAATCTGCTCCTGGCGTTTCTGCTCCTGTATCCGGTGGCGTTGCTGGTACATTCGATGGCCGTTATAAAGTTATCGTTGACCAATACGCAACTGCTGACTACTGTACAGTAATGTATAAAGGCCAAGATCGTCGCGATGCAATGGGCTTCTTCGCGCCTTATATCCCAATGTCCTTTACCAAGGTTACTAACCAAGCTTCTGGTCAACCAGCGGTTGTTGCAAAAACCCGCTATGCTTTGGATACAATCCCTGGTATCTCTTCTCCAACTTCAAATGACCGTGCTGCTAATTATGCTCGTTCATTCGCGGTTAACTTTGCAAATACAGTACTAGCAGGATGACTTTTCTTTTAGAATTTTTAATTAAGTTCTTAAGAATTTTTAAATAGAGTTAGTATAGAATAATTCTAAGCCCACTTCGGTGGGTTTAGTTTTTAGAGTAGCTTCGGAAATGCCCTTCTGAGGTTATTCTAAAAACTAATATTATAAGGGGCATCTTATGACGATAGAATTAACATTATTAAAGAGTTACATATCTGAACGATTAGTAACAAGAACTGGAACGCCAAACGCTGCGGTACTACGAAGGGAAGAGTTCCTCAAGTCTGCCGAATGCGAATCAATTATGCATTACACGCTCTGGATGAACGAATTAAACTCAGATGCGAAAATTTCATTACGTATAATGGTATTGCATCATGGTATTACTGATTTTTCAAAATGCGAATTGTGTGGAAACTCAGTTAAATTCAAAACATACAACAAATACCCAAGATTCTGTTCAAAAAGTTGTTCATGAAAAAGTACTAAAGAACTTAGACGAACAAACGAGTTATCGAAATATAACGAATTAAAGAAGTCACAAACGGTTCATTCTCTTGAAGACACCAAACAATACATTAAATCGAAATGGTTAAAATCTGGCATATACGAGAAAGAATCCGTTTATGCTGGTTACTATAATTCAATACTGGAACATTCTCCTGACAATGTTGAGTATTCTTCATTTAGTGAACGCATGTATTTCATATTAAATGATATGCAATCAGAAAACGACAAACCAGTATGTAAGCATTGTTCTAAAGCAGTGAAGTTCATCGCTTCATTTTATAGAGAATTCTGTTCTAACGCATGTCAATCTTCACACAATGCAGATAAAAGACAAGCAACATACGAAAGCAGAACGGGTTACTCTCATCCCCATCACAATCCAGAAGTAAAATCAAGGATGCAGCATTGTCTTGATACTTTAGGTGTTAAACATCAGTGGAACAATCCTGTACCGTCACAGCGTACTAAGATTGAACGGTACGATGACCCATATTATAACAATCCCGAACAAATCAGTAAAACCTGGACCGAAAAGTTTTCAGACCCAGAACAAAAAGATGAGATTATCAAACAACGCGAAGAAGGTATGCTCAAGAATCATGGTGTTAAGAACGCGATGTCGTCACCAGAGATAAGACAGAAAATGGAAGAAACAATGATCGAGCTATATGGAGTTAAGAATGCATTTTCGTCACCAGAGATAAGACAAAAAATAGAAGAAACAATGATCGAGCTATACGGTGCGAGGAGTTACTCTCAGACCATTCACGGTGTAAACGGTTACAAATGGAAGGATTACGTATTGCCGAGTGGCACAATCATAAGAATACAGGGTTATGAGAATTTTTTATTAGACGAATTATTGGAGAGCCACGACGAGTCTGAGATAAAGACATCAAGAGTTGACATGCCAGAATTCTGGTACGAGTTAGAAGGGAAGAAGCACCGGTATTTTCCTGACGTATATGTACCAATTACGAACACGATATACGAAGTAAAATCCGAGTACACTTTAAAATGTAATACACTAAAGAATACACTAAAGTTCCAAAGTGTTAAAGACGCTGGGTACAATTTCGAACTAAAAGTATTTTAAAACCGGTTATAACATTTAAATCAGTTTGTAGTATTTGACGGCGCCGGCATTTATGCTGGCTTTTTTTTGTGTGCGATCAACAATCACTTTGTTTAAACCTAATTAACACTCATTCCGTAGTTTCTATACGAAAAACAATCAATTCACAATAATTTAAATCGTTAATCTCTATATAGAACAATTCAAAATAAGTAGTTAAATAAATTTCATGAACTTCGTCAAAATAATCTAAATCGTTAAACTCTATATATAGAACAATTAGGTTAAATAAATTTCATGAAGTTCGTTGACGATTAATTCAAAATAATCTAAATCGTTAATCTCTATATAGAACAATTAGGTTAAATAAATTTCATGAAGT